GAATTTGAGGTTAATATGAAAATAAATATAGAACTTGATGACCACGATACAGCAGACAAATATATTGAACGTTTTATTACTGTGCTAGAGCGTATAGCTGATGCGCTAGAAGATGAAGCGGAAGATAGTGATGACGGATGATTTGCGTACCAACACTTGCCCAAAGTGTAAAGCTACCTCAGACCAAGTACTTAATATGGAAACAGGTAAGCGAGTTGGTTGGTATTGTCTCCAGTGTCACTATTTTGAAGCAGCTATATTACGTGAAACAGTTATAACAGAAGCTGACATAAAGAAAATACGTATATAAGGAGAGGACCATGCTCTATGAATACAGTTGCACTATTCGCTCTATTACTGATGGTGATGGACTACGTGTGGACATCGACTTGGGTTTTGGGGTCACTCTTAGGGGTGATGATGGTAGGGGCGTTAATATTCGTTTATTTGGAATTGACGCACCCGAATCTCGTACACGAAATAGACAGGAGAAAGCACATGGTCTTCTTGCAAAGAAGTTCGTCCAAGAACATTGCCAAGTCGGGGAGAGATATATCCTCCGAACAAAAGAGAAAGGAAAATTTGGAAGATGGTTGGGCGAGATTAAAACGAGAAAGGGACTTATTACAAAGCTACTTATTAAGAACAAACTCGCAGTTGAATATCATGGGCAAAATAAGAAAGAAATTAAAGCAGCTCACGAGGCGAATCGTAAGGCGTTAGTTGAAGCCGGGTTGTTATGACCGCTTGGAGCTACAGTAGTATAAGTACGTTTAAGCAATGCCCTAAGAAGTATTATCACTTAAAGGTAGCTAGAGACGTGAAGGATGTAGGCAGCTCTGCAATGCTCTACGGTAACGAACTTCATAGTGCTGCTGAAGAATACATAAGAGATGGAAACTCACTACCTGATAAATTTAGTTTTATTCAGAAGAGTTTAGATTCTCTGAATAAGATAGAAGGAGATAAACATTGCGAGATACGGATGGGTATTACCAAGGATGGCACTAATTATTCACCATCAAAGTTTTTTGGGAAGAATGTATGGTGGCGTGGGATAGCAGACTTACTAATAACTAACGGTGATAAGGCGTATTTAATAGATTACAAAACAGGAAAGAGCGCTAGGTATGCAGATACTAAGCAGCTCGATCTATTAGCGGCAGCTACCTTTACACACTTTCCTGAGATCAAACACATAAAGTCTGCTTTACTATATGTAGTAAGTAATGAGTTTGTAGGCAAAGAACATAAAGCGGAACTCTACAAATCTTACTTCACAGTTTTTGATGATGAGTTGGAAAGACTAGAGGTGGCTATGGAGAAAGAAGTATGGAACGCAGTAGATGGTCCTTTGTGTGCGTACTGTCCGGTCACTAGTTGTGAACATAATAGGAGATGATAAATGAGTGAACAAAAGGTTAGGGGTATACCTCACTGGCGTAAGTTTAAGGAAGCAGCAAACGCATTGGAAAAATCCGGTGCAGCGTTCCCACCTACATTTCCAAACGCTAAAAACGCTCTGAAAATGAATTCTATATTTATAAAAAACTGTCCAAAATTTTATGTGCCTCAAATTAACGAAGTACTTAACGTTGGTAAAAAGAAAAAAGACTATATAGCGTTTGAAGACGATGAACTTATTAATTTGCCTTACCCCGTAACGATATTGTTAAGTGAGTCATGGTTACGTACTGCACCCAGAGAAGAAGGTGCTCTCCATAACAGTTGGAAGATTTCTGTTTTTAGTCAACCAAAACAAAATGGTCATATAGTGTGTACAAGTACAGTGTACGACCCTGATGCTAAAGTATGGGTATGTATGCCTATAGCAATAGAGTTAGCCAAAGCCCCATTGCCACCCGAAAAAGGGGTTGGTTATGGGTTGGGATGTAGGTATTACGGCGATCCTGCTACGCAAGAATTGCTAAAGCAAATGAAAGATGCGGGTCTAGCTGAAGAAGAAGGCTTAAAGGATTTTGACGAAGACGTTGCCGCTTTAATGTCGTTGATAAAATTATTATCTGTACAAGGGATGGAAAAAGTTAAAGTAAAGTTGCCTGACAAGTTGGCAAAAAAACACGCTAAACACAGTAATGATACTTCTGATTATTCTTACCATGTTCTTAAAATAGGTGGGGACATTTGGGATAGCCCCTATGTAATAGAGTCAACCAGCGGTAGTGGTAAGCGTAGTCATTTACGGCGTGGACACATACGACGGCTTGCACACAAGAATGTATGGGTACGTGCTTCTTTTGTACAAGGTAGCAGAGAAGGTTTTGTAGAGAAAGAGTACCATGTAACTTAAGTGTAAAGGAGGTAACATGCCTAAGAAACGAAATTACAAAAGAGAGTACGAAAATTATCAAGGCACGGAAGAGCAGAAAAAGAATCGTGCTAAACGTAACGCAGCCAGACGCAAAGCCGCACGAAAAGGAAAAGTAACAAAGGGCGATGGTAAAGATGTAGCGCACAAGAAGGCTATATCAAAAGGCGGTAAGAACTCAGGTAATACTAAAGTAGAGTCAGCCGCAAAGAATCGGTCCTTCAAACGAAACTCTAGCGGTAAATTGGTGTCTGAAAGAAGTACAAGAGAAAGGAAAAGTAATGCACGTAATAAATGATAGGGCGATTGTACTTAAAACAAAGCGTCCACACTTAGTTACTGAACAGATAAAGAACCATAAGATACTGCAAGAAACCGATGGCGTTTATAAATTAGCAATTCGGTGGGACTTACACGAAGCGCAAGTATTGGCATCTTTGAAAGTAAAAGATATTCGTTCTCCTATAGATAGAGACTATGGGTGGACAGGTAAGTACACCCCTTTTGACCACCAAAAAGAAACTTCTAATTTTCTTACGCTACATAAGAAAGCATTTTGTTTTAACGAACAAGGTACAGGCAAGACTGCTTCTGTTATATGGGCAGCAGATTACTTGATAAATATGGGTCAAGTGAACCGTGTACTGGTTATATGTCCTCTGTCTATTATGAAATCTGCATGGCAACAAGACTTGTTTAAGTTTGCTATGCACCGTAGTTGTTCAGTTGCACATGGTACATCGACGCAGCGTAAGAAAATACTAGACGCGGGAGCTGAGTTTGTCATTATAAATTATGACGGTGTAGCTGTGGTCATGGATGAAATAATGAAAGGTGGGTTTGATATGGTAGTCATAGACGAAGCCAACGCCTACAAGAACGCACAGACTAACCGTTGGAAAACACTAAAAGCAATAGTTGAGGATGTCCCGTGGCTTTGGATGCTTACAGGTACTCCAGCAGCTCAATCACCTGTCGATGCGTTTGGTCTTGCAAAGCTGATTAACCCTGATGGTGTGCCTAAATACTTTGGGCAATTCAGAGACAAGGTGATGCACAAGGTCACTCAGTTTACTTGGCGACCTAAATCGGATTCAGATAAAACAGTACACGAAGCATTGCAACCTGCCATTCGCTTTGAGAAAGATCAATGTCTGGATTTACCTCCTGTTACTTACGTGGAGAGAAATGCTCCGCTAACCAAACAACAAGAGACTTACTACAAACTTCTTAAAGATCAGATGGCAATGGAAGCAGATGGAGAGCAAGTTACTTCCGTCAATGCAGCTACGAACTTAAACAAACTACTTCAAATCTCAGGTGGTGCGGTTTACTCAGACGAAAAAGAAGTCATAGAGTTTGATGTAAAGAATCGTCTGAAAGTAGTTAAAGAGGTAATAGAAGAATCCTCTCACAAAGTGCTGGTGTTCGTACCTTTTACACATACCATAGAATTACTAAAAGAATTTTTGACCAAGGCTAACATTAGCTGTGACATCATTTCAGGTAAGGTGTCAGTTAATAAACGTACTCAGATAATTAAGGACTTCCAAGAAAAGACTGATCCGCATGTCCTTATAATACAGCCACAAGCAGCTTCGCATGGTTTAACGCTTACTGCTGCTAACACTGTTATTTGGTACGCTCCTGTTACTAGCGTAGAGACATACCTACAAGCTAACGCAAGGATAGACAGGCCGGGCCAACACAACCCGATGACTGTGGTGCATATAGAAGGTAGCCCAGTTGAGAACAGGTTGTACAGGATGCTGCAAAACAACATCACTAATCACAATAAGATTATAGATTTGTACAGACAAGAGTTAGGTGCTTGACAATGTAAAGGAGACTGGTAAACTACTCGTCCCTACTTTTACAGGAGGAGCGATGAAAAAGTTACCAGTAGATCAAATGGTCGGTGCGTTTATGAATTTACGCGAGGCCATTCAGAAAAGGGAAGATGAAATAAAGGAACTCAAAGAGAAGCAAGAGAAGATCAATGAGAAACTTCTTGCTCTTTGTGAGAAGGAGAACGTAGACAGTCTTAAGACACCGATGGGTACAGTCTCACGACGAGTATCCTCAACGTTTTGGACTAGCGATTGGGAAAAGATGCACAACTTTGTGTTAAAGCATAAAGCACCGCATTTGCTAGAAAGAAGGCTTCACAATAAAAACGTGAAAGAATTTCTTGAAGATAATCCTAAATTATCTCCTCCCGGTTTGCAGACTAATCGTAAGTATGTAGTTTCGATTCGCAAACCAGCTAAGAAGCCTACGAGTAAGTGACTAGGCTTAATGTTCAGGACGGGTATTTTATACATCCGTCCACGTATGAACCTCTTACTAGTATTCAAGCAGTGATTGTAGATAGAGGTACTTTGTCTCGGAATTACTACGAGGATGACAAACTAACATGTTGGTCGTTCGATGCAGATTTTCCTGACGATGAAGTGCCTTCTGCTACACAACAGTCAACACGTT